GTCGTAGATTCGTTGCTTAACTTCACTTGTAGTTGGGTAGGTAACGTCACCTGTTATTGGCTCTTCGTTTGTTGCTTCTATAGATGTTTCTACGCCTCTAACTTTTGATTCCACGAGAGTTTCTCTGTTCTTGAAATCAAAGTTTGCTGTTATGACATTATTAATTCCTGCGGTTGCAACATTCGAATTTATTCCGTTTGTTGTCCTGTAAGTTACGATAAGTGTTGTGTTTGTGGGAACAATTCCAAAACTTTCGTTCTCGCTGAGGCGGCTTGGGTCAAATGTTGTTGTATTGACATAGGTCTTGCCAAAAACATCTACTGCAAAGTTTTGTGGGTTTGCCACTACATCCGAGTTTGACATTTTACCACTACCGAATTGAAGCGTAACAGTATCTCTTATCATTTGTGTCACAAACTTTCTGGAAACTAATGTGGGCTTTATCAGCGATGGAACATTGTCGTTTTGAAAGTTTGAGTTTGGTATTTCCTTGAATATTGTATCTTGAACCAAGTAGTCAACTTCAAAGTACTCATTTCCTTCGGTATCAAATACAGATATAATTTCAGCAACGTTCTGTGCTTCTAGTGTGACTTTTCTAAACCTCTCGAAGGCGCCGACTGCAACTCTTTCTTGTCCAAAGTTTCCAGACACTATTTTGCCGTATGCTTTGACTGCATAGAAAGTTGGAGCGCCGGTCGATGCGTTTGTTCGTGCAACTACGAATGTGTTTGTTGGTTTTGCAAAGTCAACGTTTTCAGTTAATACAAAACTTAAGCCGTTGTCCGTTCCAAACACAGTTCCTCGTTTTAATATCGGGAGATAGTCCGAGTCCGGACCAATACCTGTAGTAGTGGCTGGAACCAATATGAAGAGTGCGACTTCTCCGTATGTAGATGGTCTACCGGTGAACTTGTATCCCATGACTGCGCCGTGGCGAACAACGTTGTTGTACTGATATGCTGTATCTAGGAATGACTCATTGACGTTATAGTCAAGGTAAAAAGAAAGCTGGTCACCAACATACGAAACCGCATCTATCATAAGCGAACCAAAAGAAGCCTCGCTGAAGTCTTGGAAAGAATCCGGATAAAACCTCTCTGCTATCTCCAATAGATCTTGCTGTATTGTTTCAAAGTCGCGATGAGTATAATCTATTGGAAGAAGTTTCTTTTGATTTTTAGACATAAAAAACCCTCATTTTAAATAGTAAATTCTAGTAAATCTTGAATATTTAAATTTGGTATTGCATAACGAATCTGAACACCTAACTGGTTGCTATCCATTCGTGTCGTGTTAAATGAAATTTCATTTATGGTAATTACGGGAAGATATATTTCTGTTTGTCTGAAGATGTCTCGCTCTATTTTTGCAAAGGTACCTTCATTAAAATTTTCAAACAAATACTTCTTGAGACCGACACCAAACTCAGGCTCCATGACTCTTTCACCGGGGCTCGTTAAGAGCAACATTTTAAAATTTTGTCTTATCATGGTTTTGAAACTTTTTATCATTCCATAACCGTCACTAGCATCTCGTGCTAATGGAAGCTTAACTCCGAGAGATGACATGTTCTTCCTCTTTTAGATATTTAGATCTGTGTTAAATATTACACTAGCCCTTTTTCTTACACTCATTTCCGTTAGCATCAAAAACATTTCCGCGGGCTTGCTTCTTCTGGAACGATGGAAGAATCTTGTATGAAGGATTAAACCTAAATTTCTCAACAATACCGCTAACCCATTCTCCAACAGGATCTCTATCACCATAATCTGGTGTTGACCATTTTCTGTTGCGATAGTGAGTACGGAAGGCATTCTTCATAAAGCGTGTTGTCTTGCGAAGAATTTCTTGGTCCCATTCGTCATAGTCTAAGAAACCAAAGCTTGTGAACCATCCATTACGATCGTCTTCAGACAACCAGCCCGGAATGTTTGTAATCTCTGCTACCCAGTCTGGGGGATCTATCTCGTCATTCCACCTGAATCCCTTGAAGTGGGCACCGGGCTTCTTCGCATCGCTTCCAGCTAAATCATCAAGCGATGTTGGCAGTTTAGGCGAATTCAATGTTCCACTAGGAGTTACCCATTCGCCAATAGACGGAGTAAGTCCAAGGCTGTTGTACATTCCAAGAAGTGCCAGTGACTTCTTCATAGAGAAAATATAATCAACAACAAAGCGATAATGTGCTTCGTGTTGAAGTTGGTTAATCAGGCACCATAGTATCTTACTGTTTGCCTCAATACCGATGAAGCGAGGACACTCAACATCGACGGCGCTCATCTTTGTAGATGCCATTGGTATCTTTTGCTTTGTAGCGGGATCAAGCATACCAAACTCAAGCATGTATTCGACTCCAAGGTTTCCAGTTACGCCGACAGGACGACCTTCGCCAATCACTTCATTGTCTCTTATTATTTTCTCCTTAACAAGTCTCATGTCTCCGGGGAAATTGTCTGAAATAAAGCCTGTCTCTGCTCGGACCTTGTTGACGCCTTCTTCATTTGAATATTTTGTTCCGTTAATGACAATAAACTTCGCCAAGTAAAAGTCTTTTGACGTATCAGCAGTTGATCCTATGTCTCCGAGAGTCTTTTCGGTACGCTGTATCGTGTAGCCATTAGCACCTTCATTCAGGACGACCTCTTCTTTGAGTGAATATACTTCAAGCTCATGAGCAAATGGTATTAATCTATCTTGCTCTTCTGTGTCGCTGTGTTCAGCGCCTGCCATGTATATCAACTCTCCATCTATATCAATGTGAGTGTGGTATTCTCCCACATATGGGTCGCCGCTTGGTAATACAAGCTGGTCGCCAGTTGAATAGTGGTTATTGCCAGACGTAGGCAACGAATCTCTTTTGACTCTAAACTTATGCTCTCCATGTAGCTCTAAGTTTTCTCCACCAGCGCAGTACTTATTGAAGAAATAGTAGTTCATGTTGTTGTACTTTGGACTCAATCCACCTCTACCGGCGTTCTTGATAAACAAGTTTCCAACAGCAACCAACTGCTCATGGACTAGTTCTTGTAACACCAGTTTTGCCTCGTCTTCGACCTTTTTAACTGCTTCAAGGTTTTTGCTCTCACGGAAACTCTTGATAGACTCAAATGTGCCATAGTCTTCACTGTTGAAGTCATCGAAGTCCCATGGATACTTATACGACTTCTGGAGTCTGTCAATTTTCTCAAGTGCCCTACGGATAGGATCGGGCATATTCTCTAGTGTAATGTATTCATCGTTTGGATCATCCAAGCGCGCAATGTAATATTGAACACTCATCTCCAAGAAAGCATACCAAAACTCGTTATCATTGAATGGGTTAAGCCAGTTGCCGCCAGTGCTCATACAAGATTCTTTCATGATCTCTACGATGAAGCCAGAGTATATCTTGCTATAGTTTTCTTCAAAGTTTGGTGCAAAAGTAGCAAATGTTCCGAGTCCTCTCATTATTTCAACATTAGCAAAACAACGTATACCAGCCATTATAAGTCCACGAATTGCCGCTTTTCCAGTTCTCGGAAGAATTCTATCGAACGGAAGCTCCTTGGTGCAGTCTGGGTCGCCTGTTAATCGATCATCCTCTGATAAAGATGCATACGTATCACGAACCATCTTCTGCACCTCTCCAAAGCCAGTTATTCCTTCTTGCTTACTCTTACAAGTTCGCGGACTTTGTTCTGGGAACATAATATCTATCATACCAGTCCAACCTGTGTTGGGAGGCGGTTTGGCGTATACAGGCGGGAAGACATAAGAACCGCCATATTTTCCGGGTTCAAGATAAAATATGCCTATTTTTTCTGGGTTATCTCGGTTAACGTGAGCGTTATAACTTATACCTAAGAATGCCTCATCGGACATCCATACGTATGTTTCTCCACCTTCTCCATCAGAAACCTTAAGGTTCCAGTAAGGTACCCAATCTCCTATCTCATAGTCGTCTTTATTGTACTGGTATAGCTCGGCATCAAGCGTAACGCCATACTCAAAATCCTTTCGTGTATAGTTCGGGAATGTAGCACCAAATAGCCAACC